ATTGTTTAGCTTGGTTTTCAAGGATCATAGCCATGTTGTTTTTATCAACTTCGCTACCCAGTCCTTCTAATAGACCCGTTTTGCTCCATTTAGAAGACATACGAGCAGCATCGCTTTGTAGGTTTTTCCAACCTGACGCAGCACTTTCTAATAAAGAATTAATACTTGACATTGTTTTGTTTTTGTTTTTTAGTTTTAATTAAATTAATCCAGCCAATTTTTGCATTCTTAAGAACGCCTCGTTTGACTCTACGATTGGTTTTTTAACGGTTGGAGTACCAGTTGTTTTTGAAGCACTGCCTAGGTTTTCTTTAATTGCATTTTTATTAACTTTAATACCCTCGTTTAAAGTTTCAAATACCATTTTTACTTCACCTACGTTTTTAGCTTTATCAAAAGAACTTAATACTTTAACCTTTTGACTTTCGTTTAAGTTTTTAGCTTTGAAGATTTTATTTGTATAAAGCAATTTAGCATTTAACAAATTAATTTCATTCAATTCATTTTTAAGAGTTTCAATTGTCGAATATGCTTCATCTAATTCTTTTTCTAGAGTTGCATCTTCTGCTATTTGAGAACTAGTACCTGAGCCTAGTTTTTGTAATAATGATCTTGAATCACCAAGTATTTCTCTTTTAAATTCATTCATATTATCAATTACTTTTTCACCAGGATTTTCTTTTTGAAGTTTTCCAAATTCAACAAATGCTTTTCTTAAAAGTGGATCAGCAAGTTGTTTTTTCTTAGTTGAATCTGTTTCGGATGCAATAGCTTTAACTACATCATCATTATCTGCTAATAATTGTGCAATAACGGTTTTATAATTACGACCACCTTTTTTTCCAAACCCAAAAAGTTCTTCTAATTCTTCTTCACTTTCATACATGGATTCTTTTTCTTCATCCATTTCTTCGATTTCTCTTAACAATTCTGCTAAATCTACTTCTTCTTCGTCAGACATTTCTTCTGTTTCATCTTCAGCACCTTCTTCGTTTTCCATTCCTTCATGTCCTGCTTCAAGTTCCCCTGATGCGATCATATCAGCAATTACGTCTTCGATCATGTCTTTAAGATCTTCATCTGTCATGTCTTCTAGGTCTAGTGGTTCACCTTCTTCTTCACCTTCTTCAGATTCTTCAGACTCTTCGTCTTCTTCTCCTTCTTCAGCTTCGTTAAGATTTTCTTCCATTTCGTCCTCTTCTTCGTTTAATTCAGCCAAAAGCTCTTCTAAATCAATTTCCATCATATCATCAGCATCATTATCTTCAGTTTCTTTCATAGATTCTTTGTCTTCCATTTCGTACATGTCTTTGTCTTCCATTTCGTCCATATCTTCCATTTCTTGAAGTTTCATTGTGAACATTGATTTCAATTGAGGTGTGAAGGCTTCTTCAAGGGCTGCTTTTGCGTTTGCTATTGCTGTATCTTTAACTGCTTTAGCGTCAGCGATTGCTTCTTTAAGCATTTCTCTGTTTGTTGCCATTTTTTTCCTAAATTATTTTTTGTTGGGAAAGTACGTTTATTTAAAAAACGTAATAGAATTCGTTTAATTGATACCACATAAGGATTGAGGGGGTGGTATATTCGTGTTATATGTATGTAATAGAAATATCAAAGTCGCAGAAAAAAAAAGGCTCCTAAAAAGGAGCCAATTCTTCACCGGTTTGCAAATCTTAAAATATAGGACATGTACCTTTAGCACATAATATTTCGGTAATAATTGAGTTTGTTTTAGCGTATGGGTCTAAAAATGTTGAACGTGATTCATTTAACGCTCCATTTTTCATCCATGAATCTGGGTTAGATGGGTTTGAAACTAAGTCCCAAGTTAATAATTCGAAGTCATCTTGTACTTCCATTATCTCACCAACTTGTTTTAATGAACCCATTCCACGAGAAGAAATTCCGATTAATAAGCCATTTTTAACTAATGCACCTGCTATACGGCCAGATGAAGTACCTAAATCACCCATGTCAGAGAAAATTTCTACTTTACCCCATATTTCATTACCTTTCCAATAAATTTCACGTATCGCATGAGATGCATTTTTAAGGTTAATTACTTGCGAGTCAGGATGATCTAATTCACCACATGTTTCAGTTGATTTCATTTGGATTTTACGTGCAAAATTGTCGATTTCACGTTCCCATAATTCTCTAGGATAATAACGACCATTCCCGTTTTTAACTTCAACAGTAGCTAAAATACCTTCAACGAAAACATTTCCATTATTTTTTATCCCTTCTAACAACGTAAGGTGTTTAGGGGTAAAATGGCGGGTTTCTATTAATAGTTGTTTATTCATCTTAGTAATTGTCTGTACCTTCAAATTTAGCTTCTAAATCATTACGTAACATATTTCTATCATCAAGTGATAAATTTGGGTAATTAGATAAAATTGAGTCAATTTCTTCACCTTCTTCATATCTATTTTCAGCATCCATTTTAGCTTCTAAATAATCTTCAGACGGTTCAACTTCAATTTCTCCAAGTACTTCAGTTTTTTTAACTTTACCTTTAACTTTACCCATCATTTTGTCTAGTTTAGCTTTTGCTTTTTCTAGAGCTTTAATATCTTTTGAAATTTCTTTAACTTTTTTATCGTCAGTAAGGCTTTTCATATCCTCATCTTCGTCAAGTTTAGAAAGTTGGGATTGTTTTTTGTCAATCAAAGCTTGAATTTTATCCATTTTAGATTGTAAAACTTCATGTTCAGCTTCTTTATTAATTACTGCTAAATCTTTTTCAACACTTTCTTTCAATGTTGATTTTACAGATGAATATGCTTCTTCTAATTCAGCATCAATCATTTCACGAATTACTTTACGTAATTTATCTTCTTCGTTTAATGGTTGAATAGATTCATTTAAATCACCATATCCAGATGATTTGTATTTACCTTTAGCTTCTTTTGGCTCACCTAAACCAGGAGCATCCATTGTATATCCTAAATCTTTAACTCCAAATTGACCTTCTTTTGTGTAAAAAATTGGATCTTTTGCTAAGTTTTTAAATACGATGTCTTTTAATTCTTGCATCGTTTTATCAGCATTTTTAGGATCTT